GGCGAATGCGCTGAAGAATATTACGATTCCGAAGTTCGAGGCTCTGACCAAGGATATTTCCAATGCTTTGGAGGAGAAGGAGCGTGAGGAATTTACGCGATTAAAAGTTATTAAGAGGATGAAGCAGGGTGCGTGAGGCACCCTGTTTTTTTTCGGGTGGGGGATGTGAGAGGAAGGGGATGCCGGCTGCGAGTGGGAGTAGTTGGAGGAGGGGAGGAAGTGACGCAGCGCCTGGGAAGAGAGGCGGATGGTAATTACGTTTGCTTAGCGTTGTGTACTGGTAGGAAACGTTGGCTGATTCCTTTTGGGGAGACTTTCGTGTTTACTATATTCTATTCTTTTGTATATTTTTAGTTAGCTTTCTTCTTGAGTTCTGTCAAAAATCATTTCTGTTATGTGTATTCTTTGAGTGGAGTATATTTCGCCTAAATTTGGTTGTTGCGGCATATTCTTTTGGGGGAGTTCACAGTTTCTTACCAGGTTGACCATGGAATGAACACAGTTTTCCCATTAATTGCACACATTTGGTCTGTATATTATTAGCCATAAGGAACACAAAACAAAATGATCCGGATGGAGAGAATGAGGACTTCGGAAGGGTTGAATGAATACAGAAAGGAAATGAATGGGTATGAAACGTAGATATTTAGCAGTTTTAATGGGAATTATGGTAGCAACAACTTCTGTTCCGGCTATGGTTTATGCGGAGGATAGTAAGACGGAGACGGCTGCGGATGCGGCGAATGATGAAAGTGGTGAGGCAGATGCTTCGGATGAGAATGGTGATGAGAGTCAGGAGAATGTGGTACTTGGTGAGGTTAAGTCGGTTTCTGATTCGGAGATTACCATTGCGGTTGGGACTATGAAAGAGATGGGGCAGCCTGGTGGAGATGGACAGAATGGCGGAGCACCGGATGGAAACGGTCAGGGTGGTGAGGCGCCGAGCGGTCAGGATGGCGAGGCGCCGGAGAAACCAGAAGGTGACGGACAGGATGCAGAGGATTCTGATGGAGCGGATAAGAGCCAGGATGCGGAGAGTGCAGACGATGGTGATTCCGCAGATGCAGAGACGAATGCTGCTCAGGATAGCGAGAATGCAGATGGCCAGAATGGTGGAGTACCGGATGGAAACGGTCAGGGTGGTGAGGCGCCTTCTATGTTGGATCTGACTGGCGAGGAGCAGACGATTACAATTACTGCGGATACAGTGATCACAAAGCAGGCAGGCGGTATGCAGCCTGGCGGAGATGGACAGAATGGCGGTGCGCCAGAGAAGCCGGAAGGTGATGGACAGAGTTCTGATTCTTCTGATGGAGCAAGTGACAGTCAGGACGCAGCTGACGATAACCAGGAAAGTGAGAATACAGATAGCCAGGATGGAGAAGAGCCGGAAAAACCAGACGGTAACGGACAGTCCGCAGAGGCTGAGGAGATTTCACTTTCTGACATTCAGGAGGGCGATATCGTTTCTATTACTTTAGATGAGGATGAAAATGCTGCTTCCATTACTGTAATGTCCATGGAAATGGATGGTCAGGGTCAGCCTGGCGGTGATGGACAAGGCGCTCCAGGACAGGGAGGCCCTGGTGGACAGTCTCAAGGTGTGGACAGTTATACTGCGGTAAATGAGTATATAGAAGATACAACTGTATCAAATGAGACAATTGAGTCAACAGGAACTGACGAGAATGCAGCATTGATTTCTTCCGGAGCAAACGTAACCCTTGATAATGATACCATTACAAGAACTTCTGCAGACAGCCAGGGCGGAGACAATTCCAGCTTCTATGGTGTAGGCGCAGCAGTTTTGGCAACAGAGGGTACTGCTTATGTGAAAGATGGCAGCGTGACTACAGATGCAGCAGGTGGTGCAGGGCTTTTTGCATATGATGATGGAACTGTATATGCTTCTGGTACAACTGTAGAAACGACTCAGGATACCTCTGGTGGTGTTCATGTAGCTGGCGGTGGGACTCTTTACGGATGGGACTTGGATGTAGAGACAAACGGTGAGTCTTCTGCTGCAATCCGAAGTGACAGAGGCGGCGGAACAATGGTGCTCGATGGTGGAAATTATGTTTCCAACGGTGTTGGTTCTCCTGCTATTTACAGTACAGCAGACATTGCAGTAAGCAATGCCAGCCTTACAGCAAATGGTTCGGAGGCAGTTTGCATTGAAGGTCTGAATTCTATTCATCTTTATGACTGTGATCTCACTGGAAATATGAGTGATCTGGATCAGAACGACAATACCTGGACTGTAATCCTTTACCAGAGCATGTCTGGTGATTCTGAGGTTGGTAACAGTACCTTCCAGATGGATGGTGGCAGCCTGACTTCTGAGAACGGCGGTGTGTTTTATACAACTAATACAGAGAGTACGATTACTTTAAATAACGTGGATATTAACTATAATGATGACAATGAATTTTTCCTGCAGTGCACAGGCAACACCAACCAGAGAGGCTGGGGACAGGCCGGGGCAAACGGAGCTGACTGCCACTTTACCGGTATTAGTCAGGATATGCAAGGAAATGTGATCTGGGATTCTATCAGTGATCTGGATTTTTATCTCACAGATGGCAGCAGCTTGACAGGTGCAGTTGTAGATGATGAGAGTTATGCAGGCGAAGGCGGAGAGGGATACTGCAACGTTTATGTAAGCGCAGATTCCACCTGGACTGTAACTGGCGACAGTACTGTCTCATCTCTGGAAAATGAGGGAACAATTGTAGATGGTAATGGAAAAACTGTAACAATTCAGGGTACAGACGGAACTGTGTATGTACAGGGCGACAGCGAGTACACCATTACAACTGGTTCCTACAGCGACACAGCAGATATGTCCGGAGCAACGGCAATCCAGGATCAGAGTGTTTATACAGTTGAGAAACCGGATCAGCTTTAAAATTGGATAAATAAACTCTCCAATTTGAAGATTATGGGCTTGATGAGTTATAAGAAAAAACACTGGGCTACACTTTATTGTGGCTCAGTGTTTTTTCGTTAAAAGAAGAGTGAACCTGAATTATAAAAATCCCGGTCAGAAAAGAAGTATCAAGACAGTTCTTTTCTGACCGGGATTTTTTATGTTAAATTTAAAATCAAATTCGAATTCTCCGACGTAAGCAACTTCCGAAAATTCTCCTAAAAAGAAGGAGGGCCGGACCTTTTGGCCCGGCAAGTATGAAAAAGAAAAAGTATATTTATAATCTATGTAAAAAAGCTTTCGCTTTATTTGTTTATTAATATACGCGGAATTTGTGATGAATCTGTGAGAACAAATTGAAAAATATATGAGGAAAATCTAAAGAACTTATAAATTGGAACGCACCTGAAGTGACCGGCTTAGGAATATACAGCATGAAAAAGCTGTGCATTCAAACTTAATTTCATGGTGATAAAATCTATCTACGATATATTGAAAATTTTATTCAGCTAAGAAAATTAGTCGTTGTAAAAGTTGTAATACTCATTTATAATGGAAAGAAGATTCAAGGTTATTGTTTACCGGAGATTTTCCAGCGTGAACAGTAACGATTCCAATGAGAATTTATAGGGAAAAACAGGAGGAAAACCTTGAAGAAAGAATTAGTTATTGTAATTGATTTTGGTGGTCAGTACAATCAGCTGGTTGCAAGACGTGTCAGAGAATGTAATGTATATTGTGAAATCTATTCTTACAAGACCGATCTTGAGAAGATCAAAGCCATGAATCCAAAGGGAATCATTCTTACCGGTGGACCGAACAGTTGTTACGAAGCTGATTCACCGACTTACCAGAAAGAATTATTCGAACTTGGTATTCCGGTGCTTGGGCTTTGCTACGGTGCACAGCTTATGATGCATGTTCTCGGCGGTAAAGTTGAGAAAGCAGATGTAAGTGAATACGGCAAAACAGAGCTGCTGGTTGACAAAAAAGACTCCAGAATTTTTGAAGGAGTATCAGAGAAAACAATTGTCTGGATGAGTCATACAGACTATATCTCCCAAGCAGCACCAGGATTTGAGATTTCTGCACATACAGCAGACTGTCCAGTGGCTACAGCCGAGAATGCGGAGAAGAAACTGTATGCGATCCAGTTTCATCCGGAAGTTCTCCATACAGTAGAAGGAAAGAAGATGTTATCCAATTTCGTACTTGGTGTATGCGAATGTGCCGGAGACTGGAAGATGGATGCATTTGTTGAGCATACAATTAAAGAAATCCGTGAGAAAGTGGGCGACGGCAAAGTCCTTCTGGCACTGTCTGGCGGTGTTGATTCTTCTGTAGCAGCAGGACTTCTTTCCAGAGCTATTGGCAAGCAGCTGACATGTGTGTTTGTAGATCATGGCCTTCTTCGTAAAGACGAGGGCGATGAGGTTGAGGGTGTATTTGGTCCTAATGGACAGTTTGACCTGAATTTTATCCGTGTGAATGCACAGCAGAGATATTATGATAAACTTGCGGGAGTTACTGAGCCGGAAGCGAAGCGTAAGATCATTGGTGAGGAATTTATCCGTATCTTTGAAGAAGAGGCTAAGAAGATCGGTGCTGTTGATTTTCTTGCGCAGGGAACCATCTATCCAGATGTGGTAGAGAGTGGTCTTGGCGGAGAGTCTGCAGTGATCAAGTCTCATCACAATGTAGGCGGACTTCCTGATTTCGTAGACTTCAAGGAGATTATTGAGCCGCTTCGTGACCTCTTCAAAGATGAAGTCCGCAAAGCAGGACTGGAGCTTGGAATTCCAGAGAAGCTGGTATTCCGTCAGCCATTTCCGGGACCGGGACTTGGAATCCGTATTATCGGCGAAGTTACTGAAGAGAAAGTTCGCATTGTGCAGGATGCTGATTTCATTTACCGTGAAGAAATTGATAAGGCAGCAGAAGCTTATAAAATTGAGAACGGCAAAGAACCATCCTGGATGCCGAACCAGTACTTTGCAGCTCTTACCAATATGCGAAGCGTAGGCGTTATGGGCGATTTCAGAACATACGATTATGCGGTGGCACTTCGAGCAGTGAAGACGATTGACTTTATGACAGCAGAGTCCGCAGAGATTCCGTATGAAGTACTGAACAGGGTTATGAATCGTGTTATTAATGAAGTTAAGGGAGTTAACCGCGTATTCTACGACCTGACCAGTAAGCCACCGGGAACGATTGAGTTTGAATAATGAGCAAAATCCCAGAAATCCTTTATTTACAAGGGCTTCCGGGATTTTATTTTTGTCCGTGATGCTACGGTGATGTTAATGGGGAGAAAGTGTCTTATTTTTGGGGATTTTTTGTTATTATATGATACTGTACGTTTCATATGTTTTTATCTTCTGCATTATCATTTGTGGCTCTTACTTCATTGAGAGCGTCAGCAAGCTTCCTGTCTTTTCCTGGGTACAAATGAGCATAAACTTTCCAGGTTGTTTCCGGTGATTCATGTCCAAGCCGGTCCGAAATCTCTTTGATAGAAAACTTCATGTCAATCAGCATACTTGCGTGGGAATGGCGAAGATCATGGATCCTGATCTCTGGAAGACCAGATCTGGCAGTTGCACGTTTAAATTCTGACCGCATTCCGGACTTCTGGAAGTAGAAGATGCGTTCATCCGGCTCTATGGCCATACTTGCAACATAGTCTTGAAGCTCTTTGTACAACGATTGAGGAATATTCACGACACGTTTGCTCTTTTCAGTTTTTGGTGTCTGGAAGTATTGTTCGCCTTTTATCACCACAAAGTTCTTATTAATGGATACGGAGCAGTCCGGCAGGATATCTGCCGGAGTAATGGCTAGAACCTCTGCAGACCGAAGCCCGCCATAGAACATGAGGCTGAATGCCATCCTGTATGCGCTTTTCTTTTCAAATGTCAGGAAGTAATCGAACTGTTCTCTTGTCCAGATGTTCATTTCATCTGCACTGCTTTTCCCGATCGCACCGGCCGCAAGGCAGGGGTTACTCCGGAGCTTATAGTATTTGACGGCATAATTCATGATAGCAGACATCTGGTTATTGATGGTCTTCAGATACGTCTGGGAATAAGGACTTCCCTTTTCATCTCTGTAATTAATCATGGCATCTTGCCACCGATGGATCACGATCGGGGTAATGTCACCGATCTTCATATCTTTAAAGAATGGCAGCAGTTTCATGTCTATCAGATACTGCTTATTTTCCAGAGTGGTCAGTTTCAGCCGGGAGCTGCAGTCTGACATATAATTCTTGATCAGAGCAGAAAACAGGATATCTGGATCCTTAGCTCCCTGTGCCAGAAAGTCACGTTCCCATTCTATAGCCTCTTTTTTGGTAGAAAAACCCCTTTTGCATTTATGCTGACGCTTGCCAAGCCAATCATCATAGTAGAAGTTGGCATACCATTTTGTCTTTCCATCTTTGGTAAAATACTTATAAGCCGGCATCTGAATCCTCCATTATTAAACAAATGTGTCAAACAAATGTAATCAACAAATGTTTGACAAAAATGTTGAATATAGATATAATGTACTTAACAAGAGAACCGTTGGTCAGCGTACACCTGACCGCCGGATAAAACAATAGCTAAAAATAGCGCCTTATCTTACCAGGACGAGGGCGCTATTTTTTATGCATTAAATTGATAACAAGAGTTACAACTGCACAAAGCATAATTACAAAAGTAAATAAATCACCATATGTAACCATCAGCACCAGCCTCCTTTCACAAAAGTGTCCGGCGGCTGACATAACACCCCAACGGTTCCCCAGTTAAATATACTATTCTGTTTTTTCTTCTTCCATGTTCTCCATCATTCCCAAAAAGATACGCTTTCCCTTCTTGGATAACTGACGGTACCGCAGGATAATGTCCTGTTCGTCTTCTGAAGCAATGGCACAGCTGTATTCAGAATTACCCACAAGGTAATCCATAGAGGTGTCGAGGGCTTTTGACAGGCTTGCAGTGGCATCTATTCCCGGAATAGTCTTTCCGGCCAGAATGTCGCAGCAGGCTTCCTCTGTCAGCGTTGAATTTTTGATCAGATCCGGAAGGCTCATCTGCAACTGAGCCAAACGGGCTTTTATTCTTGCCTGCACTGCGGAAACTTCTTTCGGATCCGCAACAGCATATCTTGAAGTAGTCCGGCCAAGAATGTAATCTGCTGGCACACCGAAGCATGCAGCACTGCGATTAACAAATTCTGTTGACGGAAAAGAGTAACCTCTTTCGACATTCGATACTACTTGGCCAGAAAAACCTATTGCTTTTCCAAGTTCGGACTGACGCAGATCAGCCTCAGCCCGCAATTCTTTTATTCGTTCACCAATTGTCATAAAAACTATTCCTCTTATTAATATCTGTCACCGCGTTGGATTACAATATCAGAAATCTTATCGTTATCAATTATGAAACCTATATCTTCCGATACCTTATATGAAACCCACTTGTCTGAATTCAGTTCTGGCTTTGGAATTATTTTTCCGCAAAATTCAGCACCTTCAAATAGTATGACTACGGATACTGCACTGCTGTCAATAGAAGAAATAGTACTTTCGATATCCTCTGGATCAGCAGCTTCAATCTGGGCATTGTACATCTCAACCAGTTTCTTTTGAGTATCGGTAGCAGTGGCGTCGTCATAGCCCACCTGTACTGAAAAATATTTGGAATCATACGCTGAAAATAAATTCGAAATTGTATCACCGATTCTTATACCACGAAATGTTTTGCTATCAGGATAAGCAGAGGCCATTATATAATCTTCTGAATCAGGTATCTCAATAGGAGCATCATTTTTATCATATAATTTAAAATCTTCCAGTGAAAACCATTTTTCCTGATTCTCATATTGTGAAAGTAGTTCTTTGGCAGCTCCTTCTGGCTTATATTCCCCTGTTTTGTAGTCTTTAATTTCAAATGCGGTTGCATCAGCGGAAATCGGATTGACCCAATAATAAATCAGATCATCACTACTACTGTGGATATTCGTTATAGAAGAGCAACTCCAAGTATTGTCTTTTGTATAGTAGCAGACCGCCTCCATGGCTACGCCATCTGCTGATAAAATTACTTGTGCAACTGTTTGAGAATCTTCTTTTTTCTCTAAATCGTAAGAGGAAACTTTTTTAACACCCATATCATTCAACGACTCGGAAATTGCATCGGATAATTGGGAAGCATCTCCGGAAACGTATTTTTGATCGATATTAATGCCATAATCGGATGCTGCGAATACAGGGATAGTATTGGCAAAAATCAATGAGCAGGTAAGTGCAATCATTTTCTTTTTCATAGTCATTCCCCCCTTTTGCTTCGGTACCACTCGAAGCTTATTATTTTGCTTTCTTAAGAGGCTCGACAGTATCTTCTTCCTGCCGTTTTAAACATTTTATGTACCCCTTTAATTCACCTCGAAATTCCAACTGCGCATCATGCGGAAGTTGGTGAATCAATGCTAACCATTCGGAGTCCTCAGAGAGAATGTTCTGCTTTGAGTTTCTTTCTTTGCCCGTAAGTAAATAGTCGCTAGACACACCTAAAAATTCACAAATTGGGATTATCATTTTTGCGGGCGGATCAGTTCCTCGGTTCTTCCAGTTGGTCATAGTGCTTGTGTTTATTCCGATAGCCCGACATAAATCAGTGGCTGTCAAAGACTTTTCTTCAAGCAGTGATAAAATACGCTGAGTGATCATACAATTCTCCAAAATCCCAAAATGTGAAAAACATAGTTGACAAATTCACAAATTGGGATTAATATTAAAAATGTAATAAACAAATGTTTAATGCAAAACAAAAAAAGAGAGAGTTACATCGATAAATCGGAGAGCAATGCTTTATTGTTTTCTTCAATCATGGCCGCCACAGCAATGATAAGAGCCTCAGCAGATGCTTCCGACATAACAGTGTTTCCGGCAGGAATACCGTTTCTTAATAATTCAGAAAGAATCCGGCGGTTTTCGTCACCATAACGTTTAAGTCCAATTCTTCTGAGATTATCAATCCAATTATCCATGATAACTCCTTTCTGATTATTTTAATGCAATCGCAAACAAATGTAAACAACAAATGTAATAAACATTTGTTGAAAACGGAGGTGATATTTTGAAGCGAAAACTGTCTCCATGGTGCAAAGAAGTAAAGAAAACCCTAATTGACAGAGATATGTCTGTCACGGAATTATGCGGTGAAGTTGGGATGTGCAGGAACTATGTGACAACCACCATAAATGGAAGAATGTATGCACCTGCACTTGCTGAAAAAATCAGCAAGGCTCTGGATATCGATACAGAGTACACAATTTAATTACCATAACTTGATTATACAGCTTATAGAAGGAGAGAAAAATGTCGAAATTTGCTACGAAAGCAGCGGCTAATATGTTTTGCCAGGCACGATATGAGGCGGCAAAGTCAAATGAACGTCTGAGCAGCAGAGAAGGTGCTGCGGAAGAAATAGGAATCGACCGTACAAGGTTAGCCAGAATCGAACTTGGGAGCACAATACCATATCAGGAAGAGGTCCTTTTGATGGCTGACTGCTATAAGGCACCGGAATTGAAAGGAAATTATTGCCGGGAGATGTGCCCGCTTGGAAAGAACATGCCGAAGATTGAGAATGCAGGACTGGATAGAATCAGCTTGAGAATGCTTTCTTCTTTAAAGAAGATAAACGAGGCAAAGGAATCACTTCTTGATATTACGGCAGACGGAATTATCTCAGAAGAGGAAAAACCGGAACTGAAAAAAATCATTCAGACATTAGATGAAGTAAATGAGATCACACAAAATCTGAAAAATTGGATTGAGAGAAATCTGGAATGAGGTGCTTGGTATGGAAAATGCAAACGGTGTAATCAAAAAGCTTACATCTGCGGAACGTTCTTACTATACAGCCGCTGAGGTCAGAGAAATGATGGGTGTGAGCAGGGATACGGCATATCGCATGATACGTTCTCTTAGATCGGACCTGATAGCTGATGGACAGCTTGCCAAGGGATATCCGTCAGGGAAAATCCCCAAAAAGGCATTTAACAAATTATACATGATTGAATGAAAGGAGTGGATACGATGGCTTTTTATAGAATCTGCCCGGATTGCGGAGCGTATCTGGATCCGGGAGAACAGTGCAGTTGCCATGAAGAACGCCTGATCGAAATGGAAAGAAAAGAAAAAGCAACTGCATTTGTTGAAAAGATGATGAAAGAAGAAAAAAGTGGCCAGCTTCGCCTGGCAGTATAGGAGGGAAAGATGCTGACAGCAAAAGATCTTGAAAAATATCATCAGGCCGCAGAGCGGATCCTGAATGCAATGGACAACAGCCCGGTGCCGATCAGCTGGCACGAAATGGACAGAATGGCATTGCAGAGTGTTATCGCAAAGGAATTGATTCTCATTGACAAGGAGGCAAGGAAATGAATGTATGCAAGGTGCCGGATATGTACAAAGACATGGAATATAAGTATATCACAGAAGATTCCAAAACAAGGGTATATCTGTCCGTGGTGCGAGAATTCAATGAGGCAGAATATGAGAAATACTACATCCGCAAAAAGAAAGAGAAAGTGAGAAAGAGAATCCTTTTTATTGCAAGAGCTTTGAAGTATGCACTTCCAGTCCTGGCAAGCACGATTCTTTACAATATGCTTTCAAATAAGCTTTATCTTGAAAGAGGAAGCTATGAAATTGGCTCAGAAATAGTTTTTGTTGGAATATTCGGCATCGCACTGTTTGGGTTTCTGAATTGGTTTATAGGAGGTGATGAACATTAAAAAGGTCTTGGATAATAAGGGGAAAGCGGAGTGTAGACGGCACCCACGATCCTATCCAAGACCAGTCAGAACTTTTAAAAACAGGTTATCGACCCTTTGTTTTTAAAGTCATCGTCATTTTATCACAAAAATAGGAGGTTATCAAGTAGATGAAAGATGTTTTAGGAAGCTTGCCGGAAGTTATCACGGCATACAAAAATTACAATCTGCTGGTTCCTACAGCAACGGACGTGCAGCTCAATCCATTCTACAAATTCCATGTAGAAGAGGTTCCAGTCGATCTGGGTGAGAACAGCGGAGATATTTTCAAGGTTGGTTCAGTTAAGACAGGTAAGCAGGATGAGAGAGGAAAAGACATCTGGGAAGATGTGTACTCCCTGTCAAAGCCATTATTGAATAAGATGGCAATGGCGGCCGGAATCCAGTTCAATCCAAAGGAAACATATGGCGAGCGTATCGACCGGGTCACATACCGGGCGCAGGCACAGGGTGCCATGCGGAAAGCCGATGGAACAGCCAGAACCGAAACAGATCAGAAAGTAATCTGCCTCGAGGACGAGGAAGATAAATACCGCATTGAGTTTTCCGACAAAGCTGCCAAAGGTATTGTTGACGAAAAACAGGCAAAGGCAGCTGCTGAGATTTATGCAGGCCAGTGGGTGGAATCAAAGAATAAATGGGGAAAGAAATGCCAGGCATTTGTGATTGCCAAAGAGGATCGGGAACGATATATTGAACGTTCCGTTATGGTAAACATGGCACTTCTGAAAAAGACCTGGGCTGAAAAAGCAATGACTGGAGCAAAGCTTCGTGTCATTAGAGCATTGCTTGGCGTAAAGGGGACATATACAAGAGCAGAACTCCAGAGAAATTTTGCTATTCCTACGGTTATCTTTTCACCGGATTTCTCGGATCCGCAGGTCAGACAGGCAATGCTGACACAGGGAATGAATTCTGTAAACAATATGTTCGGAACGCCGCAGATCGGCATCAAAAGAGTTGATTTCGATACGGAGAACAATACATTTGATCCTGCCGATCTGGATAATCCGGCGTACGCTTCGGATACAGAAACTGAAGATGATTATCCACCGATGCAGGAGCCGGACGTTGTTCCTGAGCCGGATCCAGAATCAGAACCCGAACCAGACCGATCAATGGATTTCCAGTGTTCCAGATGCGGTGAGGTCATAAATGAAAGAGTTTATGAATATTCAATCAATAAATTCGGAGAGCCACTTTGCATTAAATGTCAGAGAGGAGGCGGACGTAGATGAAAATATTACATACAGCTGATTGGCATATTGGCCAGTTCAAAGGTCCTGTGGTGGACGGAGTGAATCTCCGTTCACAGGATACAGTGAAATGTCTTGAGTATATGGTTGATGTAGCTATTAAAGAACGACCGGACATTGTTTGCATTTCCGGTGATATCTTCCACCAGGAGCAGATCGGTCCGGTACGATATTCGGATGAAATGATTCATGCGACCAATATCATCACATCATTGGCGCATTTCGCAGGCTATGTGATCGTAATGAGAGGAACACCGAACCATGATGGAAGCGGACAGTTCCGAGTACTGAAAAGAATGCTGCTGAACGTCAATAACGTATGTGTTGTGACGGAACCGTTTGTTATCAAAACGAAATATGCAGACATTGCTTGCATACCTGGATTTGACAAACAGGAGTTCAGAGCAAAATTCCCTGGTTTATCTGCAGATGAAGAAAATCTGGCATGGACGAAATATATTTCAGATATGGTTTTTGCACTGAGAGCAGAGTGTGAAAAGACACCGATTCTCATGGCGCATTATACGGTTCCTGGTTGCAACATGGAATCAGGGCAGACCTCCTTCTTCACAAACTTTGAGCCGGTCATTCCAAGAGAAGCTTTAATTGCCGCAAGATATGAGGCGGTGCTTCTTGGTCATATCCATCGCCCGCAAATCATTGAAGGATTTGACAATGTATTCTATTCCGGAGCGATCAATGCAATGAATTTTAATGATGAAGGACAGGATCGTGGATTCTGGATTCATGAATTTAATGAGAAAGGCACTCTGGTAAAAGGACATAGATACACTACTCCATACAGACAGTTCCGCACTATCACCTGGGATCCTGATGAAGTTGGCGACTATATCCGTGAAGGGGCTATGTATCTTCATAGAACAGGCATTTCAGAAGATGTGACGGATAAGATAGTCCGGGTGCGGTATTCCTGCACATCTGAACAGAAAAAGGCGCTCAACATTCCACTACTGCAAAAGAACCTGTATGAGCTTGGTGCATTCTATGTGGCAGATATTGAAGCAGAAAGCACTATTGACATCACGAACCGCGGGCTTCTCTCGGAGGAAAGCGACCCAAGGTTGAATCTGAAAAAATGGTTGGAGGAAAAGACATTTAAGAATCCAGACAAAATCGTGGAGCTTGCCGAGCCAATCATAGCAGAAGCCATGAAACAGAGTACCACCGCAGAGATTCACGGTGTGTTTAAGCCGGTATCCATTTCTGTCAGAAATTACAGAAACTACAAGGAAGAAAACTTTGATTTTTCAGACATTTCATTCTGCACGATCAATGGAGTAAACGGTGCAGGAAAGAGCAGCCTTTTCATGGATGCTATTGTAGATTGTCTGTTTGAAGAAACCCGTGAGGGAGACTGTAAGGCGTGGATCCGAGGTACAGAGGATGCAAGAAGCGGTTCCATAGAATTTATTTTCGACATCGGAGAGAAACGATTCCGGGTAGTCCGCACCAGAACAAAATCTGGAAAACCAACACTGAACTTGTCACAGTATCAAAAAGAAAGTGCTGACTGGATGAATCTGTCCAAGGAAAGAATCATTGACACACAGGCTGAAATCGAGAAGCTTCTTGGTATGGACAGCATGACATTTCGCAGCTGCGCATTGATCATGCAGGACCAGTATGGATTATTCTTGCAGGCGAAGAAAGATGAACGTATTGCTATCCTTGGAAATCTGCTCGGGCTTGGAATCTATGGAGTTATGGAACTGGATTCAAAAAAGAAACTCTCCGAACAGAGAAAAGAGCTGGCTTCGAAAAAAGAAGCTGTCCGAATCAAAACGGATTTTATCAAATCCAAAGGAGATCCGGAATCTGAATTGCAGAAAGCAGAGGAAGATATTCAGCAGCTTAATAAAGATATTGAGGATTTAAGCGATACTCAAGGACAGTTGCTGAATAAACATGCTCAGATTGAAAAAGCAGAGCAGGAGTGCCGCAAAGCTTCGGAAGAATTGGATGATTGTCATAAGAGACGCAGATCCATTTCAGATGAAATCTCAAGTAAGACGCAGATTTTAGAAAACTGTAATGCCGCATTGGAATCAGCGAATGAGGTCAGAGAAAAAGCCGCCGAATATAAACAGTTGTCCGAACAGATTATAGAGCTGGAGAAAGACGTTCTTAATCATGACAATGCAAAAAGAAATCTTGCTGGGTATAATGCTGACATCCAGAATTGCCAGAATATCATAAACGATGCAAAGCGTCGAAATAACGACATTGCGAATCTTATTGAACAGCTTAAAGCAGAACTTCCGGATAATTTGGAAGAAAAACTGACGGAGCTGGCTCAGGCGAGGACGCAATGCGAGGAATTACAGGAAAAAAGACATTTGACTTCTGTTGCGGAGCAGGAACTGCAACAGATAAGAGCAACGTATTCTCAGCGTATATCAGAAGCAGAGAACAGGCGGAAATATCGTTTGGACAGAATTTCCGAGATAAGACAGCAGGAGGAATTTATGAAGAATTCCGGTTGCCCTGATATAGATAGAGCAAGCTGCAGGTTTCTCGCAAAAGCAATCGATGATGTAAAGAGTTTACCAGAAGAAGCAGACCATCTGGAAAAATGTGAGGAAGAAATAGCAGCATTGAGGATCAAACGAGACGAAGAAATATCCAAAAAACAGGATGAAATTTGTATTATCGGATATGATGCTGAAAGATTAGAACTTTTGATAAGAAAAGCACGTGCACTTGTAAAATATGAAAACTTGAAAAAGGATGCCGAGAAAAAGAAACTTGAAATCGCCCGTTTAGAGACAGAAAAGAACACCAACAGTAAAACGATAGGGCAGTATGAAGAAATCCTCTTAGAGCTCAATATAAAGGCCCAGAAAGCAACTGATATTGTTGCTGCGTTATCTGATTCCGTTATTAAGCATGATGATGCTGTATGTAAAAGAAATTCGGTAGCACATTTTGCAGACCAGGAAAAGGAACTTCCGGTGTATGAAGAAAGAAAACAGCATATTGATAAGAGACTTACTGAATTATATCAGGAACGGAGCAAGGAAGATGCCAACGAACTTGTTTTACATAACAATCTTCGTGAAGCGGAAATAAAACTGGAAGAATTAAGAAAAGATATTGAAGGCAGTGAAGCTCTTGAAGAAGTTGAGAGAAGATTAAAATCTACAAAAGAAACTCTTGAAAAAGCGCAGATTCAAAAAGGCGTACTGACACAGAGAGTTGAAGATGTTGAGGCAATGCGTTCTGAAATAGCTCTTTTGAATAAAGGTATTGCTGTTGCAGCTGAGAAAGCTGATTGCTACGAGGCTTTGAAACAGGCATTTTCACAGGACGGAGTTCCGCACCAGATCATCAGGAACATCATTCCTCATATCACAGATACTACGAACAATATTCTCGGCCAGATGACTGGTGGAACGATGGGAGTGGAATTTGTGATGGAGCGCACCGTCAAAGGAAAGGACGGAGACAAGGCAACGCTGGATGTTCTGATCAACGAATATGGCAAGACAACTCTTCCATATGCTTCCAAGAGCGGAGGCGAGAAGGTAAAAGCTTCTCTTGCTGTTATCCTTGCATTGTCCGAAATCAAGGCAACAGCGGCAGGAATACAGCTTGGAATGCTCTTTATTGATGAACCACCATTCCTTGATGATGAGGGTGCACAGGCTTATGTAGATGCCCTTGAGACGATTCGTGATCGATATTCTGATGTGAAGATTATGGCTATAACTCATGACGATGCCATGAAAGCGAGATTTGGCCAGGCTGTGACAGTAATTAAAACAGATGATGGTTCAAAAGTAATCTACTAAGCGGGGGAATTTATGGCGAAAAGATATTATTGGTTAAAGCTTCCTGACGGATTTTTCCGTCAGAAGGCTATCAAAAAACTTCGGAAGATTGCCGGAGGAGACACCTACACAATTATTTACCTGAAAATGCTTCTTGCGGCGATGAAACAGGATGGAAGACTTTACTTCGAGGGAGTAGAAGCAACATTCTATGACGAGCTTGCTCTGGACCTGGACGAAGAAGTTGAAAATGTAAGAGTGACGGTTATGTTTTTGATTCAGCAGGACCTCATGCAGCTGATTGACGAAACCGAATATTCACTGTCGGAATGCTCCAAAATGACAGGGTCGGAAAGTGCCAGTGCTGAAAGAATGAGACGGTTAAGAGACAAAAAAGCGTCACAATGTGACATTGAAGTGACGGAACAGTTACGCATAGGTGACGTAGAGAAAGAGATAGAGAAAGAGATAGAGTTAGATAAAGAGAAAGATAATAAAAACATTAGCTTGGAGCTTAAAGACTCCAAGCAGAACACGTTCATCTCTCTTCCTCTGATTACAGGCTCAGGAAACTACGATGTGACATTTAATTATCTCAATTCACTGAGAGAACTGTTTCCGGCATTGGATGTTGAACAGGAGTTTAGATCAATGGCAGCATGGCTTGACAGTCACCCTCGTAATCGTAAGACACCTAGAGGAATCAAGAGATTTATCACTGGTTGGTTAGAACGTTCACAGAATTCAATGCCGGCATCCAGAACACCGCAAGCACCTGTAGCTACAAAGAACATGTCAACGGATCAGTATATGGAGGCAACGGCCGGCTGGCGCGAAGGGATGGGTGATTGAAGTGACACCTCAAGAATTTGATTTTGTCAGAGCTTCGATCAAAAGTGCCTATCCAACATTTAATGTCATGCCAGACCAGTACAGCATCAGAATGTGGTACCGCATGTTGGGAGACCTAGACTATAAGCTTTGCGAAACAGCATTGATGGAACTGTTTGCCACTCATACATATCCGCCTCAGATATCTGAGATACGAGAGAAATGTGCAGAATATACAGTTCCGCACCTCAAAGACCAGGGAGAAGCCTGGGGAGAAGTACAGAAGGCTATAAGCCAGTATGGATATTACAGGCAGGAAGAAGCACTGGAAAGCCTGACGCCGATAGTCAGAGAAGCGGTAAAGCGGCTTGGCTTCCGGGAGATATGCCTCGATGAGAACCAGGATGCTGTCCGAGCGCATTTCTTCAAGATATATTCAACCCTGATCGAGCGCAAGACGAACGATGCAAAGCTTCCTCCGAGTATTCTGGAAGCGAAAAATAAATATATTGCACAGCTTACCACACACGAAAATGCGGCAATAGAACAACAGCACCGGGAACAGATAGCAGAAGAACCAGAACGTGCGACACCAGAGTATATAGATATGCTGATGCGGGAACACGGATTCAAGAGGTGACAGCATGGAGCAGATAGAGAAAATACAAGGAACGGAGAAAGAGTTCATAAAAGTTTTTCAAGAGCTGTGTTACAGCCGGAGTTCATGGCAGGTGTGGGCCGATCTAATGGCGGCAATGGCTTGCACACTGGCGAATTCGGTTGATAAGACGGAACCGAGATACACTGCAAGAGAGAAAGAATATGCAGAGTGCATCAAACGCCTTGGCGGGGTAGAGAAGCCGGCCAAATGCTTTGCGATTGTGGTTGAGGCACTGGAACGCAATCCAGATCAGGACTTTCTTGGAAAACTGTACATGAGCCTTGAGCTAGGGAACCACTGGAAAGGGCAGTTTTTTACACCATACAATGTCTGTGAATGTATGGCAAGCATAACAATCAATGACAATGTACAGACATTGGAAAAACAGGAATGGATATCTGTCAATGATCCGGCGTGTGGAGCAGGAGCAACTCTTGTAGCAGCGGCAAACATATTCCACAGAAAAAAGATAAATTATCAGACACGGGTTTTGTTCACCGCCAATGACATAGACAGGGTAGTTGCCCAGATGTGTTACATACAGCTTTCGCTTCTTGGGTGCGCAGGCTGGGTGGCTGTTGCAAATACGATATCCAATCCGGTGTGCGGAGATCCACTGATGCCGGTTGAAAAGCCGGGACAGGAATTCTGGTACACACCGTTTTATTTCAGGGGAGAATGGAACTGTAGACGGCAGATTCAGATATTTAAAGAAATGTGCGGTTCATGGATAACTCCGATTGAAGAACGCAACCCTGGGAAGATTACTTTTTATTTTGATTTCGAGAAAGGAGATTACAAATGTCAGAACAGTTAAAACAGGAACTTGAAGCTGATACTGACCGTTTAGAGGCGGAAACGGTTGCAGACAGTGAAACAATAGGGGAACAGGAAGAGAAACCGACAGAGGGCAAATTAGAGGCCCAGGAAGACGATGAATCAAAGGAAGAGGATACAGTTCCAATGGGAAAAGCCTCTCTTGTTGATATTGTTTCCGGGATTCCAGCTCCGACAAAAGAAGAAGTTGAAGCAGCAGAAGCTGAAAATGCAAAGCCGGTAAAGCAGAAAGCCAGAGAAAAGCTGGAAGCAGAAAAGAAGAAGGCAACACAGAAGAACTTTGCGGATCCGGTCATTACTTACCTGATGAAAAGATGCGAAGAGGATCAGGGGCTTGCTGAAGATGTGATGCAGGAGGGAAAGACCTGGAACAAGTGCTTTAGTTATATCGTTGAGCAGGCCAGGAAGCAGTCGAATGGCAGATCCGCTGCAGTTGAAGACCAGGTTGTATATGAATGGGCAGAGGATTATTACCACAAATATGAAAAACCGAAACCTGTTAAAAAGGAAAAAGGTAAAAAGCCTGTGATAACAAAAAAGCCGGTTACACCAACAAAAACTACCGAAAAAATCACAGATAATGAGAAAAAATCACAGGAAACAAAAGATAAACCTCAGATTTCTGAAAAGCCAGTGAAAAAAGATGCTGCTTCCAAGCAGCGGAAAACTGAAAAAACCAGTACCAAAAGCAGCGAACTGTCTGGCCAGATGTCATTGTTTGATCTTCTGTAGGAGGCTGTCGCATGGAAAAGAGAAAATTAGCAAAGATTCCGAGGGAGGAAGCCTCTGATGAAATGGTCAGATTTGCGGAAAGAGCTGCAGGCACACATATCGTAACGACCAAAGATATAGAAAAAGATCTGTTGATGGTAACATTCTATCCAATCAGAAAATTGAAGAAAGGAAAAAAAGACGCTCAGTTAAGAACGTTTTTTTCCAAGAATGATTACATATCACAAGATCTGACCGTTGAAAAAGTGAAATGGCTGACTGCAGCTTATGACAGAATGTATGATATCAGCCTTTATGAACATCATTGGGATTACAAAGAAAGCACAGGCAGATGGACGCCGAATATGTTTTTCTGGACGGATGCAGACATTGATCGTATGCGCAGCTTTTTCAAGGAATGGAGCACAGAGAAAGATGCAAGAGACTGGACAGCTGTGACACGCTTTCAGGATATGGTCAAACAAAAACGTCTTGATGAAAGACATGCCAAAGAAACCAATCCAATTGATGCGCTTATGGAAACGGTCAAAGAAATCCCTGATGAATTTAAAAACTGGGTATCAGATAAGGCGATGTCATTCAGCAGATATCTGATTTACTCAACAAGATCAAAGAATGAGGCTCTGGTGCATTGCACTCATTGTAATGGGGTGACACTGGTAGACAGAACGAAAATTCGGTTAAGAAATAACGAGAAGGGGATATGCCCCCTTTGCGGAAGTCCGGTCACCATTAAAGCCAGAGGCAGGATGCCGGCACGCATATGTGACAGGAGGATTGTTTCATTTATTGATCCAAGAGAAGAGGGGTTCCTGTGGCGGTATTTTACAGCATACAGAGAAGTAAAGCCGGATGGAAAGACAAATGATGGATTATTTGAGATCGTAAGGACATTTTACAAATTTGCACCGAACGGAACGCCATGCACCAGCAGTTATGAATACAGAGAGTATAAACAGACTGGTATTGTACGGTGGTGCACAGATGAAGGATACAGAGAAAGTTCATACTGCACCTTATATCCCGGAAACCTGCCGGAAGCATGGAAAGACACTCCGATGAAATACTCGGCACTGGAAATTTTGGCGGAGAATAGACCGAGTGAACAGATACATTATGCAAAGGCAATCAACAGATACAGAAAGTTTCCGCAGCTTGAATGGTTTATAAAAATGGGGCTGTATAAACTGGCCGCACATCTGATCAACGAGTTTCACGATGGTGCTTTTGGGTATGAAAGCCGGAATGGAATTAGGGGACTGAGAAAAAGTGGAAAAACAATATTTGAAATTCTTGGCCTTACGAAGGAAAACACGCGAATACTGCAGTCTATTGATGGAAACATTGATGAACTGAGATTATTGCAGGAAGCGCAAAGCTCTGGTTACAACCTAAAAGCGGAAGAACTGGAACGGTTCTATAAACTTTTCGGATGCAACACAACGCTGATCCGGAAGGAGAACAGGAAATCGACCATCCATAAGATCTGCAGATATATTGAACGCGAAGGTGCTGATTATCGCGTGGGAGAGAGCGGACAATGTTGGCGATATTCCTATATGCAGTGTAAAGAAAGACCGGATATCAGAGAAGAACGTCTGCAGAATTGCGCTAAGGACTGGCTTGATTATTTGAACTGGTGCAAAGAACTGAAATATGATCTCAACAATATGTTCTTCTATTTTCCGAAGAATTTCAAGAAAGTACATGATCGGACAGCTGCGGAATATCAAGCATTGCAGGATAAAAAGGCAGCGGAAAAGAAACGCCGGGAAGATGAACGGATAAAGCGGGAAGCCGAGGTCATGAAAAAACTTCTGGAGGAAATGCTCAAAGAGAATGCCGGTATAGACAACGCTTTCTTGATAAAAGGAAAAGGATTGATATTGAGAGTGCCAAGAGATACACAGGAAATCAAGAATGAAGGAGCTGCCCTTCACCATTGTGTTGGAACTTACGTTGACCGAGTGGCCAAAGGGCAGACACACATCTTCTTTGTGCGCAGAGTGGAAGAACCTGATACACCATATTTCACAATGGAATATAACAATGGTCGCGTGATCCAGTGCAGGGGAAATCACAACTGTGGGATGCCGGCATCGGTAAAAGCTTTTGTAGCTGCATTTGAGAAGCTGATGAAAGAACGAGAAGAAAAGATGGAAAGGAAGTGCGGATAATGGCGAAGCAGAGCATCAGAAGTATTCGAAAAGGAAGCGTTCAGTGGAACGAAGAAGACCGATTGCAGATGGTTTCCATGCTGGCAAAAGCAGGATATGCAGTCCAGATTGTCAGAAAAGAAGTTCCCGGAGGCGAAAACAGAAAATCAGCTCAGTACGAATATGTGATCGAATACGGAGAGAAGGTGGAATGATGAAATTCATAGCCAGGAAACCTGTTGTAAAGACGAGGGTTTACAAGAGATACGGTCTTGTATGCGTAGAATATAAGCCATGCTACTGTCCGAGGTGCCGGAATATATTAAACGCAGGACCGAACTATCAACCGAAATACTGTAGCGAGTGCGGACAGAAGATTGACTTCTCAGAAGTGAAGTGGGAAGAAGAAAGAATTCTTGAACATGCAGAAAGGAGTTTGACAAATGAATAAGAGCGGTATTGAATGGTGCGATCACACATGGAATCCAATCACCGGTTGTCGGCATGGCTGTTCTTACTGCTACGCCGACAAGATGTCACTCCGTTTTTGCGGAAACATGAAACGAAATATGCTCCAGACAGGGCAATATCGAATAGAGGGAGATCTGTTCGTTCTGGATGAACCGTTCATGAATGAAGATGGAAAGCCTGTCATATATCCATTTGGATTTGAACCGACATTGCACAGATACAGATACGATACACTGGACAAGCTGAAACAGGGGCAGAATGTGTTTGTTGGAGCAATGGCCGATATATTTGGCGAATGGGTGCCGGACAGTTGGATAGACGATATCTTTGGTATTTGCGAAAAACACCCCCAGCACAATTACTTGTTTCTTACCAAGAATCCGAAAAGGTACACCCAGTACGGTGTGCCTTCCGGAAAAGGAAATATGTGGTATGGAACAACTGTGACGAATAGTGAGGACATGGAACGGATATACCAGCTTCCAACTCTGCTAAACACTTTCGCCAGTATAGAGCCATTGCTTGAAGATATAGACGAAAACATTTCTGCACTGAAATATTTGAACTGGATCATCATCGGCGCCGAGACAGGACACAGGAAAGAGAAAGTGATTCCTAAGTTCGAATGGATCAAGAGGATTGTTGTAGAAGCTGATTACAATGGGATACCGGTATTCATGAAAGACAGTCTGGTTCCGATTATTGGCGAGAAGAATATGCGCAGGGATTATCCGAAGGAACTGCAGATTCGTAAGAGAAGCGAGAAAGTTAATAAAAGACTCAGCGGCAGTTGTATGTTGTGCGGAAAGACAGAAGATAAAAACAAGATGGTTACCTTGACAGCAAGAGCGGTCAGGGGCGGCAAGGCGGCATCGTTTGGCCATATGTGCCATTCCTGTTTTACAAAATGGCTGACTGCTCACAATATACCGGTGCCGGACCTGGAAAATAAAAAGGAGATTGAAGATGGCGAAGAGAAGCTGTAGAAGAACAACTGATGAAAACCTTATTCATAAAAAAGCTGTGGAAATGAGAAAGAAGACAGATGAACAGCTTGTGCATTATGTGGAAGATCGTGTGGAAAAAGCACGAAGTGAGGGCTTCAATTGTGGAAAAGCCAGTGTTCCAAAAACCGGAGAGGGAGCAAAGGAGTTTATCGCATTCCTTCAGCTGAATAAGATTCCGGGAATTGGAGCAGTAACAATAAACAAACTCATAAAGGTAGCGGAAGAAAATGGATACTTATAAGCGTTCGATAAGAGGTCTGCAGAGCAGATCTAACGGGGAACATTTTGAGGGAATGATAATTGCGGCATCCAGATTCTATGAAGAAAGAGGAATTGCAGCAGTTGATAAAACTCCGGAAGCATTTAAGGTACTGAAGGCAATGGACAGGAACAGAGGGCAGTTCATCTGCTGTTTCACTAAACAGGCTCAGCCTGATTTCAAAGGAATTCTCATGGATTCAACCATGATCTTGTTTGATGCAAAACATACGGACAAGGATAAGATCGGCAGAGATGTAGTTACTGCTGAACAGCAGGCGTGCTTTGAACGGTATATGAAGCTTGGAGCAATGTGCTTTTTGGTTGTGTCTCTGGAATTTAAAGAATTCTACCGAGTTCCGTGGGTGGTGTTCCGGGACATGAAGAAGATTTACGGACACAAGTACATGAACCGGGAGGAGCTGGAACCTTACAGGATCAAATATTCAAACGGAGTGGTGAAATACCTTGATGGTATTGTCCTCCGGGAAAGGAATGAAGATGAAAGTACAGAAGTATGAGATTGCCAGAGTTATTGACAAATTAAAAAGTATTGTGCAGAAGAATGACCAGTTTCCGGCACTGGGCGGGATTCTGGTAAAGGACGGGTATTTAATTGCCTCCAACTCCGAGATCACAATGAAGGTCAAATTAGAGGCCTCAGAAGGCAGTTATTTTATTATTCCAATGAAAGCCTTTGACTTGATCAAAAATCTTCCAGATGGAGAAATCGACATCAGCGCAACTGACAAGAATGTAGTTATGATCAAGATAGGAGCAATTAAAAATAAATACCAGAGTTATCCTCCGGAAGAATTCAATTTTGATATTACAGAGGATCCGGAAGCGGATGGAGTGGAATTGAATGGCAAAAAGATCATGGAGGCTATAGGTCATGTTATTTATGCAGCAGCTGACGGCGGTGCGAATACACAGATGACCGGAATTTATTTTGAAGGTACAGACAGCGGAGTTTCCCTTGCCGCACTGGACGGGCACGTGGTCGCAGTAGATTCTGTTAAAGCAGAAGGCGCAAAGGACATGAAACTGATCGTGCCGAAGGCAACCGCCAAGAAGTTGATTTCCATGGGCGTGATCGACGATGTGACACTTACATACACCAAAAACAGTGCAGTATTCAAATCTGACGAATACACCATCTATACCAGATTGATCACAGGAAATTATTTTCCGTATCAGAAGATGTTTACTGATGGCGAAATCAATACATGTGCATCTCGCACGGCCCTGATCGGAGCAATGACCAGAGCAAAGATGTGTACAGAGGAAAAGCAGCCGGCAGTATTCCAGATAGAAGACGATGTGCTGAATATCAGTATTCGGGATAAATTGGCAGATTATCAGGAACAGGTACCGCTCCAGGAAACCGTATGCAAATCCATACGGTTGGGATTTGATTCCAAACTGGTTCTTGAAACGCTGAAAGCTTTTACCTGTGACAATATTGCACTGGGCTTCACCAGCCCAAGAACACCGATGATTGTGGAAGCAGAGGACAGCGACATGAAAGCCATGGTGCTTCCGGTTGCGATAAGGGAGGCGTAAACATGATTGAGATCATATCAGTAAAAGATATCAAAGACGCAACACCAGAGGAACTTGCAAATCTTCGCCGGAAGGGACTTCTTCCGGCGGAAGGAACCAGGAGAACATCTGGAAGACCTCTCAGCCCGTATGAGCGAACCAGAGCACAGGTGGCTGCTACTGGAAATAGATGGGCGATGGAAAACTTTATTGCCACGCACAGCTGAAAGGGGATGAAATAAATGAATTTGTATAGATATTATCAGCATGATGGATTCCGATGCGAAACTACAGCCGGAATTGTTAAAGCAAAAGACATGCAAGAGGCTGAAAAAATCGTAAAAAACCATTACGAAAAAGCATATCGAGGAGAATTCCAGCGCGATGGTTGGAAGCTGGAAGAAGTTGAGTTTTCTGATGATGGATGCAGCGAAATTTATTACGGGTGATTAATATGGCGAAGGTGTTATATAACTTATGCAAAAGGAATGGGACAGTGATGGAGTACTCCATCACTGGATCCGAAGTAGCTGAATTGATTAGCTGCAAAAAGCAGGATGTTTATAATTCTACGAGCTACGGCCAGATGATCCGGAAAGAATTTTACGTTGAAGTTGTAGACCGGCCACTGAGCCGAACGAAAGATCTTACATTACTTTTGGAATATGACCGGGTTTGTAGAGAAATTCTTGAGAGGTGTGGATGATGAAAGTATATAAAGCAGTGCATGAGAGAGAAAACAAGTGCAAGGAATTGCACAAAGAGATGAATATGAATGTAGGCCCGACCAGACTGGTCCAGCCGGACTTTTACCTGTTGGTCGATGTCGATGATATTCAGAAACAGGTAAATGCATTGAAAAATCAGGTAAACAGAATGAAGAGAACAGAAGCAAGGAGGAAATGGCGTTATGGAAGAAAAAATCATTAAGATACTGGAATTGGTCCAGATGAAAGAGGAAGGAATAGTTGAATTTACGGCGGAATCAAAAGCCTTGATCCATGAAGCTGCTGAAGAATGTCGGAAGCTTCCTTTGTACCAGGACAACAAAGACAAGGAGGAAACGTACAAAGAAGGGCTGACGGCGGGACAGGTATACGCTGATATGTGCTTCAAGATCATCAATGCCCCAACACCGTTTCATATGATGGCAGTACCTAAAATGATGCTACCGGTGATTGATGATAAATTGCAGGAAGAATTGAAAATGGAGGTAGAACATGACTGAATTAAAACCTTGCCCGTTTTGTGGTAGAGAAGCAGAGATAATAGCTGAAACGAAAAGAAATATCGGATTTACAATTTGGTGCGAATGCAAGGAGTGTAGCGCAAGAACTGAAGGATATTGCCCAAATATGGAAAACCCAGCGCACGCCATAAAAAGTATAGAAAGGTGTAAAGAAAAAGCGATAGAAAGTTGGAACAGGAGGACGAACGATGAGGTTGATTGATGCAGATAAACTTATTATGGCATTGAACGATTATGCACTGACAGAAGCGCCGGATGAAAGAGAATGTGCAGGTGAGAGAAGAATATCTAGTGCGGTATATTCTGCAATCCAGAATTGCATGAAAGCAGTAGAAGAACAGCCGACTGCTTTTGATGTGGAAAAGGTTACGGATGAAATTTTAAGAGCAAGCTGTATAGCAAGACCCATGGGGTGGAATCGTAAAAGAGAAATTATTGAAACGCACACGGCAATTGAAATCGTGAAAAGCGGTGGAGTTGAATGAGAGAAATTCTTTTTCTTGATGAGTTTGATCTGGAACATTATGAAGCAATTGGCAACATTTTCGACAATCCAGAATTAGCGCAAGGAAGTTTATGAGCCGGGATGATTACGCTTTTCCTTGCGCCGGCTGTCTTTGCGACCATTGTGCGAACAATTTGTACAGTTCAGACCAAATGGCGGGAGAAGCAAAGATATTTTGCTATGTTTGCGAGGAATGTCGATACTATGATGGGAACTTAAAAAATAAAGATATGAGATGCAAGCAGTGCGAAAATTATATCGTAACAAATGAACATGCTGAACGTTTGAGAAAAAAGATAAAGGTGGTAAAGAAATGAGGAAGATTAAGGAGAAACGTATGCAGAGTTATGTCCTTAGAGCCAGAAAAATGGTCCAAGAAGGAAAAAACAAAGAAGGGGCAGAAATGCTTAGTGAAGGATTGAACTATTACAGTAAAAATATCATTAAAGCTCTTACGCCATATGCAACTGCAGACGCCGGAATTATTTCTATGGTCCTGCGCAACTTGGCAGATGGTATCGAAAAGGATAATCCAGGAGCAAAAGAACTTCGCATGTGGACAGAAAACAACACCACAAAACCTGAATTGCAAGAAACAATTAAGGTAAAAAAACCCAATATGAGGTAGAAAATGACAAGAACTGAAACAACCAAATTCCTCGGAAAATTACTTACAGATACTCGCCTCGGAGGGGCTGGCTCGCACTGGGCCAGCGAGGTTAGTGTTGATCCATGGACACCGAAGGCAAGGCGGGTGGACTACATGGAATTTTCTCCGGCGAATCAATGCTCTGTGTCAGGAATAGAAAAAGGCATATTCACCTGCTATGAAATCAAGAGCTGCAAAGAGGATGTTTATAGCGGTAATGGTTTGAATTTCTTCGGGGAAAAGAATTACATTGTAACTACGATGGCGTGTTACAAAGACATTCTGCCAGATTTCCGGAGTGGCAAATTTGCTAATTACATGAGTGAAAAGCACCCAGATTCATCAACTTATTACGGCATTATGGTTGCTATTCCGTTTTGGAGAGAAGCAATGGAAGAATTCAATGATCCTACACTATTAAGCGAGGATAGAAACTGGAAGTTGGAAATTGTATTGCCTTGTAGGCAGGGGATAAGAACGAAGTCTATGACAGAATTACTGTTCTGCATGCTGCGGAGCGGGCATTGAGAGGAGGAATTAAGATGGCAATATTTCATAAAACATTGCAGTATCATGAAGATACAACGAAGAAAAGAGAACTTAATCAGGAAGATGTAGAATTTCTGAAAAGATTACAGCTTGAGATGAATACTCAGGACACAACAGGAACAGCGGATCCTCGCTTCTGGGTTATTAAAGGCAGTGAGAGAGCGATCAATAATGAGGATCCGGACGAGCTGTGCTTGCAAGTAGATGGAAGCACAGTTACAAGTACAACGGAAGAAACGGTGAAGTATCTCAATGATAACATCTTGCCAGACAACAATATCGATAGGGAAAACTGTAGAATTGAAACAGGGTATACACAGGATTTCGAGTTGACGTATATGGAGGATGGAGAAGAAGTGTATGAGGATTTGTCAACGCAGGAAGTGAATGAATTTCTTGCCAACAATGGACATGATGATACCATGATAATTGGTATTTCAATCAGACCATTTATGTACCCAAACACGATGTTTCTTACAGAGAAAGAGGCCCGAGAACACCTGGAGAGAAACCATTATCATTACTCAGAAGACGCACATACATACTGCATGGTTGCGTGGAGATCTCCGGAAGTAGAAAAATTATGGAAGATATTGCGGGAAACAAAATGGGATTGAGAAGAGCCATTGAAATCGTGAGAGGCGGTGGATTGAATGAAATATCCAGAAAAAATGTATATTGATAGTCAGATATTCGCAGGGGATATGGATGGTTCGGAATCAAATCTGACAGAAAAAATCGTAAAAATAAGGGTTTCTCATTTATGCTGCGTATGTGAAAAACAGGTACCTAAAGGCGAAAGAATGTTGAATCAAAAAGCAATAGTAGAAGGACAAGGTTGGCGCAGTTGCTATATCTGCCTACCATGTGTTGAAAATTGGTTAGAAGAATCAGGACAAGTAGAGGATGGTGGAGTTAATGAGAGAAATTCTTTTTAAGGGAAAGAAAAAAGATAACGGTGAATGGATAGAGGGATACCTGATGGATGGTGGAATGCCGGGAGAAAAGCGAATATTCATAGGGAAATTGGTAATAGGCAAATGGACCGTTACGGCGGATGAATTTGACGAAGTTGATCCGGATACAATATGCGAGTACACAGGATTAACAGATAAGAACGGCAAGAAAATCTGGGAGAATGATATTTTGATGTGTCATGGAAATTCAGAAGACCTTGTAAAAACGGTATTTGGAGAATTTGGTGTAAGAAATATTGAAACCGGGTCCATAGTAGATAAAGTTGTCGGATGGCATTATGAGATTATTCCGACAGACGCAATCAGCAGATGTGAACCATTCTGCTATTCAATGCCACTGACCAAAGATTATATCGACAGGTGCGAAATGGAAGTAGTTGGAAGCATTTTTGACAATCCAGAATTATTGCAGGAGGAATCAGATGAGTAAATCAGTGTTAGTGATAGATACACCAGAGAATTGCTATGATTGCCCGTTCGGAACTGCATACTGCGGCGAACTTGAATATGTGGGCTATTGTGAATTAGCTGGCTGTTTAGATTATGATGTAATTCTGATGACAGAAGAACATTATGATTGTGAAAGCAAATCAAGACCTGATTGGTGTCCATTGAAGCCATTGCCGGAGAAAATGACCGGAGTAGCTTCAACAGATCACTGGGACAGAATAAAAGCAGGTTGGAATGGTTGTATTAATTAGCGGTTCAATAGCAGGAGCTTTTCCAATGAGCGAAATTGGTAAAACCGTATTTCTTACCCGCGAAGAAGCTGGTATGATGGAAAAAAAGAGGTGAAATCTGATGTCTTTGGAAAATATAGGAAATGTTCATACTGATTTAATTCCTCTGTCAGTTTTACAGGATGTTGATAAAAGAATTTCTGATTGGCTTGCAACGGGTGGTAAAGAGGATGATCCGTATATACAAAGACAGATAAAGTATTTGAAACAGGTTGAAAAGGCAGCAACCAAAGAAAGGAAATAGAAAAGCAAATGACAGTAAAAATGATTAAAGATGAAGATGGAAATTATGTTCCAGAAGAGTGTTGTAGCTTTTCCAGAAACTTTGAAACGGGAAACATCGAGATAGATCATGTCGATTTACCTTGCGGAGCGGATTGCGATGATCAATGTCAGAATTGTGTAATTCAGCGAATTATGAACGAGTATACAGAACAGGAGAAAGAATTAAAGAAATATCGGGAAATTGGAACGATAGAAGAATGCCAGGTGGCGATGGAAAAATTTATTGAAGAGGCACAATTGCATGAAGCTCTCAGAGTTTTAGACGAAAGGATGTGAAAAATGAAAGAACTTATATTTTATATATGTGGAATCTTTAGTTGCATGATCGTATGGTTCTTGTGGGCTATTATAGCCTCTAAAAAGGCCAAAGAAGCCCCTTTGAAAGAGTATGCAAGGATTCATATTGATATCGAAAAAGCTATCAGAGAGAATGAAGAACAGATAGCGATGACTAAAAAGTATCAGGCGATGGAAGATCAGGTGATTGACCAGATGATTCTTCAGTGGAAGATGGAATATCTGCAGAGCCAGAGAGAATGGCTGTTTACATTACTTGGCGGAAAGATGGAGGATTCGTATGTACAGCAAATGTCAGAAATGTGGAAGGAAACTGACGGATCCGGAGAGCATTGAAAGGGGATATGGTCCGGAATGTTGGAATGGTTTGACTACACATTATTATCCACATCCGGAAGACTGGGAAAAACACAAAATACCTGGTCAAATGACTATAGAAGATTTCTTGGGAGATTTAAAAGATGGAGGAGAAAAGGATATGTCCTGAATGTGGGAAAGAGTATAGTTCTCGCCCGGCATTATCAAGAAAAGACAATAAAACAATGATATGTCCTAAATGCGGGATGATGGAAGCACTTGATACAGTGCGAGATTTCTACGCTCCGGGAATGACAGATCAGCAATGGAAGCAATATAAAGAGGAGTACATGCTTAAATATATAAAGGAGAATTGATATGGATAAAAGTTTATATAATGCAAGCGGATGTAAGGACAGAACAGCACATGATGCGATCTGTGCAGCGGATAGAACCCGAACATTAGTGTACAGGGCAAGCAGGACAAAAAAGGATGAGGAAGCAGAACTGTTTGTGAAGATGGTCAAAAGACTTGCAAAAGGATTTGGGTTCAAACTCTGTGACAGAATCAAATTCGAGGATCCTGAGACTGGAAAGAAATATGTGTGAGGTGGAGCATGGATACAGAAAAACAATTCGTTGTTATGAGCAAAAAAGATGTTGAAGAAATGATTCAGCAGGCAGCAGTGGCAGGAGCCCAGGTTGCAAGCGATACAATGCTGGTGGCTCAGCGCCGGGCTGAAAAAGAAAGAATAGACCGAAGACTTCACAATACAGAATTGCTCCTCAGAAACTACAGGACTCTCAAGGCATCCTGTGAAAATGCTGTATATGAATCGAGGGATTCAAAAAGAGAAGAGGTCACAGAAATACTGGAAGACATTATGGAGATGAAAGACGACAAGGTGATCGTGGAATCTATCAAGGCGTCGGCAAAGAGAACGGCTTTAATGGTACAGCATATTGATAAAATGCTGGACGTATACAGAATTTATTGTGGCAAGCTTTCAGAGAAAGACAAGAGAAGATACAAAGTAATCAAGTTATTGTACATATCAAAGCAGTCAATGAATATTACGGAAATTTCAAAAAAGTTTTCCGTTAGTAAAGTCACTATTTACGAGGATCTCAAAATTGCGAAAGAGCGCTTATCTTCGCTATTTTTCGGGATTGACGGACTGAGATTTTTTTGAAAAATAGAAAATATCGAAAAGCGTTAACTTAACATTGACTTAATAACGAAAATGGTGTATGATAATCGGGTAAAATTTTATCATGAGCCATGAGCCATCAGAGTGAAATCTGGTGGCTTTTTTAATGTAAACCTTTGGACGGGAGGGATATAAATGTAAAGGTAAAATGCTCCTTTAGAAAAATAAAGGAGATCATACATGAATGGAATAATTATGCTGTTTGTCTACGCAGCGATCATGATACTGGCGACAGTGACCATGACTAAAAAAGAGAAAAATGTAGTAAATTTTTGTGTTGGAAGCCGGTCTGAGAACTGGATCCTGTCCGCACTGAGTATTGCGGCGACGTGGATCTGGGCGCCGGCTTTGTTTGTTTCAACAGAAAAAGCATATTCGGCCGGATGGATTGGGCTTTTCTGGTTCTTAGTGCCAAATGCTTTATGCTTGGTGATATTTATTCCTTTTGCAAAGAGAATCCGGAAGGAAATGCCGGAAGGAATGACACTGTCTGGTTACATGAAAGAAAAATACAAATCCGATGGAGTGAAAAGAGTTTACCTCTTTCAGCTGATCGGGCTGTCTGTTCTGTCAACGGGAGTTCAGCTTCTTGCAGGAAGTCAGATCCTTAGTGCAGTAACAGGAATTTCGTTCAAAGCCATGACTATTCTGCTTGCTTGCATAGCAATTTCATATTCCCTGTTCTCCGGAATCAAAGCATCTATGCTTACAGATGCTATTCAAATGGTATTCATGCTTGTTGCATGTAGCCTATTTGTAATATTCGGAGTAAGAAATACAGGAACACAGGGCATTATACAGGGACTGAGCGGTATATCAGGAGACTACACAACACTATTCTCTGGAAAAGGAGTAGAGATTTTCTTAGCCTTTGGGCTTCCGACAACGATTGGACTTTTATCCGGGCCGT